AAGCACCCGGTTAGGAGTGTTGCAAGGAGCTATCCATAGCACTCCCACGGTGGTGAGCGATGCGGTGGCAAGAAGTTCCGAGTTCGTAGAGGACAATGTGCACTTGCCTAAGTTTGGTGAGGTGGAGTATGCCACCCCTTTTAGGTCTGTGTGGCTGTCGTTGAGTTCCCTGTGTGGGTTTCCGACTAATAAGGAGTACTACCACTTTTTCGTCATTTTCTTAGATTTCCTCACAGCGGATGATATCCCCCAGTTGATGCTTAAGTTCGAGATGCTTTCGAATTACGCATCGACCCTTCCCGGGTCGATGTTTGGTTCGAAAGTGGTGATCCAGTTAGGCTCACTGTTGGCTCAACTAGGTTTAGGTGTCGCATACCTCTTCCAAGCTGAGGAGGAGGGGACATTTTTGTCCAGCATTCTGGAGATGCGAGATAGCCCGCTATCTATTAAGGTGGCTGCGGCCGCCATTGCTATGATCCCTGCGATCACTGCTTTTGAGGTGGGTACTATGGGCGAATCGATTGTTGGAGTGGCTTTAGATCATTTGAAGGTTACAGCTACTCCGCATACCACTGCTTTGTCAGCGTTAGCAGAAGTGCTTGATGTGATTCAGAGGAATCTCACTAGGTTCAGCGAGACAGGAGATATCCGAGACCTCTTTGGGCGAGATTCATCTCAAGCTTGGATCATGGATGCTAATGAGTCGATTAAGCTGTTGGACGCTTTGCGAGTCGATTTCAAGGGTAAGGATGTTCGAGGAGCCCTGAGAGTGGCCAAAAACATTTACGAGAAAGGCTTGAAGAGCAAACACAGTCAAGTGGCGAGCAAGAACCGCGAGCTGGAGGCCAAGATTTTAGGATTTGAGGCGGGCCTCTCCCGGTGCCGAAAACCACCCGTAGCTGCTATTCTGGTCGGGCCTCCAGGTTGTGGGAAGACAATATTCCTAGAGATGCTAGAAACCGCGGTGAAGAATCGGTTCCACATCCAGGATAAAGATGTCACGATCATGTACAACTACAGTGCCACTACATTCCAGAAACCTCCGTCGATTTTGAGTATTTTGACACTGAATGACTATTTTCAGGTGAAATCCGAGAGTCCCAAGCTCAAGGAGGATCCCATGGATATACTTCAGAAGTTTGCTGATTCCTCCCCTTTGGACGTAGAAGGGGCGTCATTAGAGCTGAAGAATGTCTATCTACAACCAGATTTCGTTTTAGTCACGACCAATACTTACTCTTACCAGTTTTCGCAGTCAGTAGGTGGAGTGTCTAAGTTAGATCGAAGATACAAGATCATCGATTTTTCTTGGACAGATGCCTTTAAAGAAGAAGCTGAGGAAGAAGGTATGCCTATGGACATGTTGTTTCGACGAGGTGGGTACAGGACGAAACATCCTGTTGTGTACGCCATTGGCAATATGAAAACGTTGAAAGATTCTGATAACCAAACCGTCAATTTTAGGATTCACACCATGGATCTTGAAACAACCGACGTGTATAAGGTGATTGGATACCTATTGACGTTGGAGTCTAAACGAGATGAGATGTACAAAACGAGAATGGGAGCTTTCGCCGGGATGCACACTTGCGCTTGTGGTATCCCTGTAGGTTCGGGGTGCCCATGTGATACCCAACCCCGCATCCGGTTGTTCGATCCTGTAGAAGAGGAAAAGGACGGCTGGGAAGGGCCGATTACGGATCACGCTTACCAAGGCACTGCAGGTTTGCCGCCTCTTTTGGAGGAGGGTGAAGAGTTCCAAGGTGCCACGGTTTCTCACAGTATCGAGCCCAACTCCATCGACGTGTTGGTGGGTATTTCGGAAAATTTCAAGGACGCAATGGATAGGATTCCCGGCCCTCATACCGGGTTTACTTTCCAGAGCGTGGAGGACTCTTTCGTTCGTACCGCAAACAAGTTTCGAGAAGCTGTGCCAAATCGTTTCGATATGTTGAGATACCTTGGGTGGGAGATCACTTCATTCTCAATGCATCACCTTCTGATCTTCGTCACTTCGTTCACCGGAGCTGCAGTCGTAGTGAAGTTCTTGGCGAGCAAGTTCGAGAGACAAGGAGTGGTACATTCAACCAGTTCATTTCCTAAACCGTCTGAGGACTTACCGCCATTGCCTAAGTTCTATGCTACGCAAGCAGCCTACTTGAATCCGCAGGCGGCGGCTTTCAACGTGGTTATCTCCAGATCGAGGATCAGCGATAAGTTACAAACTGCGAGGATGCACGCGTTGATTCTCACTAAATTTTGGTTGGTTCTTCCAGCTCACTTCTTTACGGGTTTCGATTCGATGCCTCCCATTGCGCCAGGTGACAAGATCACCCTGGAGTATCGCGGCACCCCCTTCACATTGACTTACCACCCCAGAATGGTTCATATCCCCGACAAGTCGAAGGATTTAGCCTACCTCTACAACCCTAGTATGCATTCCGTTAGTGCTGGTATTTTCAATATTCTTCCCGAGGAGCAAGAGGTTCCTGTGGAAAAAGTGAAGTTAGGAGAGTTCCGGAACTTGGTGGCTACGTATCGCGACGGTAGGTTGTCTTACGTGGCGGACACCCAGATGGGCTCGTGTGGCCTCCCACTGGTCGGGGAAGAAACGGGCGTCATTTACGGGCTCCATCACGCGAGGCATTTCATTCCCGACTTCTTAGGTGGAGGTCGGTGCGCCGGGTTGTTCTTATCCAAGAAAGAAGCCAGAAAAGTTTTTGCTTGGGGAAATGAGAATGGTTGTCTATCGGAGTTATTGTCGGATGTGTTGCCGACAACTCTTCAATCAGATGTTGACGAAGGTAAGGTGTTACCGGGACTTCATCCTCAAAGTGATGCTTGGTGGTATAAAGAAAAAGCCGGAGCTTCTTGGCCGGCTCACAATCACACGGAGTTAGGACATTATGCTTCTATGGATAAGGAGAAATTCACAGTTCATCGAACCACCATGTACGACACTTTTAGTGATAGGTGTAAACCTTATGGCAATCCCTGGTCTGGAAAAGCAAAGATCCAAGCAGACGGGTCTTGGCAAAGTGTGGTGACGATGAGATTAGATGCAGCCAAGTGCGTAGAAGACAATTGGGACCCTGATATCATGGACGAAGCGGTGCGTGAGATGCTTGGTGATTTGCGAATAGAGAAGACGCGGCCACTCACTGATTACGAGGCTTTGTGTGGATCTGTTGATGATGTCATGATCAACCCGAAAGACATGACGAAGTCATTAGGTCCTTCAGCACAAGCGGCAGGAATCAAGAAGGAGGAGGCGTTTGTCTTGAACTCAGAGGGAACGTACGTTGTTCACCCTACTCTCTTGAAGTGGATCGAAGATCTGCACAAAATGTTAGAGGGAGATGAGCCTATGCCTCTCTGTTTCGTGAAAGCGCAAGGTAAAGATGAGGCTTATCCTACTGAGAAGGCGGAGAAAGGCAGGAAGCGATTCTTCTATCTTTCCGATTGGCATATGAATCACGTATCCCGGACGTTGATATTGCCTCTGATATCGATGTTAGCAAAACAACCAATGAACTCCGGGATTTTCATCACCATCAATGCGGCCTCACCTGCTTGGGCAACCTTTGCAGCGTGGCTAAAAGAGATGGGGGTAGACATCATGGACGCGGATTTCTCATCGTTCGATCTTAGTCACAGGCGCATAATGTTGGTGTACATTGATTACGTAGTGTCGATAGCTAGAGCAGCGGGATTTCAGTCCAAAGACGCCCACAAATTACGCAGGCTGTTGTTCTACAGGCTCCATTATGCTCTCAAGATGGAAGGGAACATAATTAGAGTGATGTACCAGTTGTGTTCAGGGTGGATTGACACGATCTTTGTGAACTGTTTTGTGGTGAAGTTTTTATTTTACTACATATACCTCAAGAAGTGTCGTGAGAGTGGTGCAAAGTTCCGACACCCACGCGAAGTGATG